ATAGGTCGTCAAATTTGATTCCTTTCTCCTCAATGAATTCAAATAAAGTATCAATATCGCCTTGGAATACATAACTTAAACTCTCTATTCGTTTTCGCCATTTGTCATAATTTTCACTAGCAGTTTTTCCAACAACATCACCAATCCAAACATTGCCACCATCAATGAATCCACTAACAAAATAATCAATGCAATCGTTATTGCTATAAGACCTCGACAACTTGTGAAAAAAATATCTATCACGCCGTTTAGTAAATGTTTTGAGTCTCGCTGTTGTCTTACCATTGTGCTTAAAGTAGTCATACGACTCTGAAGTGAAGTGAAGCTTGACTGCAAGGTAGATTTTATAGACATCAAATCCATCCATTCTATAAGGGCAATCTGCCCATCCTTTCTTTCAATAATCTTAAATCCATAGCATTAACTTCTAGTTTTTCTT